CCTCCATTCTTTTATCATCATATAGTTAAAAGGACTTAGTCCTCTTCAGCCAATCGCTTGAGGAACGCGTAGTCATCATCGTCGCCCTCTTCAGTCTTCCAAGGAGCAGGTTCAACTGCAGGCTTGGCTTCCTTCTTTGGAGTAGCTAGAGTTTCAGACATATCGTCCTCGTCTTCCATCATCTTCGAAGCGCTACGAGTACCTGAGGAAGCGGATGTAAGACCAAGAACCTTATTCAGCTTGGTCTGAAGTTCTTCATAGGTCTTGAAGTTCTTCGGATCAAGGAATTGTTGCAGCGAATGCGTCTGCTTGTAAATACGCTCAAGTTCGTCATCATCGTCGCTAAGTGGGGCAGGAGCCTCGAACTCGGACTTATCATAGTTCCTATAGGACTCAACCGTACGAATCTTGAGACGGAAGTTAGCACCCTCCCAAAGGTCGAATGGGTTCACAGGCTTTTCATCTTCAAACTCAGGATTAATCACATCGTTGATCTTGTCAAAGATTTTCTTGCCGTACTTGAAGAGGAAATCCTTACCTTCATTGGCAGGATTGGCAGGATCCTTTACAATGTAGATATTGCTGTAATAGCTGAGGCGGCGCTTCTGCTTACGAGCAGTTTCCTGATCGCCAGAGTTCCAGAGTTTGCTATTCAGTTCACCAACAGGATCGTTCTTACCGATTGTGGTGAGTGACTTTTCAATGTACCATCCACCAGTGCCTTGAAAGCCATGGTCATAGATACGAACAAATGGAATGTCTTCATTCTGTGGCGGGATGAATCGAATAACGGAATAACCGTTCCCAGCCTTATCAACACTCGGCTTCCAAAACAGGTCGTCGTTGGAATCCTTCGAATTATTTGTATTAAGAGTGTTGAGCTGCTTCGTGAGCTTATCAAAGTTGGAAGCAGACTTTTTACGGAGTTCAGATAGCGACATATGTAGTTCCTTTCGTATTGCGGTTTATGCGGTTTATGCGATGTATATGTGGCGAACCACATACTATATATACTGAGATTTGACAATCTCAAGCATATTTTTTCGGTCGAATGTTACAAATGGTTTATACTTTACCATCTTCATTCGTGCCGATGGCCACAAAATTGGATCTTGAATCCTTTGATTCCAGAGTTTTGTGTAACCGAGTAAATCGTCAAGAATAATCAATGTCTCGAGTGAGACTTCACCTTGACGATAGAGTTTGAACAATGGTGGATGATTGCCTCCAACTGGTTTAAAGTTGGAATCAAAATCCTCGTTCAATTTCTTTAAATCATTTTTAAATGTATAGGTAAGCGCTTGTGTTCGCTTCAGATGTTGTGTGTAAACATGCTTACATTTATCCTCAAAGAGTGAGCCAACCCAGACCTTAGGATCCTCGAGCATATTTGAAATCAAGAAGTTATCAAGATCTTTTACCTTTGATAACTTATGAAACATATACTTATCGCTACGAGTATCAAACGAAGTTGAGTCCGCCTTCACCTTTCCATTATATTTAATGATGTCATAGCCTTCTTGATTAAAATGCATCTTGTAGGCTAGATATTTGGTATAAGCCTGAAACGCAGTCATATCAAATCGGCAACTTAGCCCGCTTAGGCATAAAATTCAGATCCTCCGCAGAACATTGAACCTTTAACTTAAACTTGGGATTAGCCTTAATAATAGTCGCAGCTGTTTCAACTTCAATGCCATTCTGTTCACAATAGTAAACCACGGCATCAATGTAATCAACCTTCATACTAGTCACAAGACGGTCAATCTCTTGAAAGAAAGCCTCATGACTACGCTTGGCCAAGATAGTTTCTACTTCCATTTGTGGTCCTTATAAAAGATATGTTGTCCGATGATGACGGTTCTTTTCAGCTTACGGAACCAGGTGGGTTTGATATAAGTTGCGTGATAATATACCGCACCATTAGTTATATCAGGAACATTATTTATGTAAACATGTTTTGCAACTTGTTTTGCCTTTTCATAATTCTCTGGGTAAAGAATTCTTTGCTTTACGCAGGTCCAAGAGAATTGGCAGAGTCCTCGGGACTTCTGTTTAACGACTGCACATGGAGTCGAGGGGAATCGTTCATCTTTTGTTCGATTCAGAACAACTTGAGTCACTGCGACCATACCCTTAAAGGTTTGGTTACCAGCCTCGAAATAAGCATTATCAGTCAAGCACTGGATTTGTTTCTTATCGAAAGAACTCAGTTCAGACTTTAATATCACAACATCGTTTGTATTATGATTTATTTGGGCTTCTGTCGAACAAGCAGTCAGCGACAGAGCAGTCATCGCAACGATGAGCGTTTTATAAATTGACATTTGTACCTCTTCAGTCTAACGATTCGGTCTAAAAGACTCTGAAAAGATCTGTAGAGAGATCTTTAGACTACAAAAGATACAAATTAAGAGTATCTTTCATCCATTCCTCTCTTACCTTAGGAATGCAAATCGTTCTGTGTTTTCGTCGGTGGAAATATCCTACAGTTTGAGTCGGATATTCCGCTTTCTTAGCCACTTTGGACTTGAAGCTTTTTGTAAGAGTAAACGGAGGAAATGCCTCCGGTATTATAGTTCATTATATATTAGGTGGAAATTAAGTAAAATCAATTATGTGTTAAGATCTAAAAAATGTAATTCATTAAAGAACGGTGATACTATATCAGAATTAAAGTGTGAAACATAATGTAGTTTGGGAAATTTTATATGAACCCAAAATTCAAATGCATTTCTATATCCAGAATTACCTTCAAAAAGTTCAGGAGTATAGGGATACATGTACTTGCTAGAAAGTATAGGATTTGGTAGTGTCTTAACATAGGAAGATTTAGTCCACCAATAATTTGCCGATGTTCGTCTCCTAAAATCTGCAACATTGGCAGTGGATAAATCCGAAACCCCAACTACATCATTATCAAAAAGATGTTTTAAACAATTTTTCCAATCGTAAATCACATGGTGATCTACAAAATCTTTCCAGGCCTTTCTGTGTATGACACTAGGGCCAAGTGAGGTTGAGGAACCTTTTGAATGGAAATAAAGAATAAAGGAATCATTTTTATCTTGATCACAGAATTCTTTTAACTTATCTAGAGTTTGCCCTTCAAAGATGTTTTCTTCCAGGGTGTCTCTTACATCTAAGATTTTTACGAATGGATATCTTAAATTAATATAATCTACTACATATTGTTCAAATGTACAAGGATTTCCATCACTTACTTTAAGGTAAGGAATGTTATTATAATGCGCCCATGACTTTGGCATAGTGATGCACATATTTACATTTGAATACTTATGAAGATTGGAATCAATAATAAGCTTCAATTGAGAATCTACCCACCAAATCCAATTTACAGAAAATTCATTTGGTGGTATATAAAGATGATAAAATACTTGTAGGTTCATTATTACATTTCATTATCACAAACTATAAGGATAGGTGCCGGATTTGTTTCCGGGCTCCGGCCGGCCTTAAGGATTAGCCTTTATCTACAAAAGACTTAAATTTCTTTGCCTCTTCGAGGATCATATCAACCGATGGGTATTCTGGAACCTCGGAAAGATATTGAGCAGATTCATTGATGCGAGCCTTTTCGGCTGCATTGTTCCAATTTTGGAAATATTGCTCTGAAGCTCTTTGCTGAGCGAGTTTAATCATCTCCATACGTAGGAGATATGGTGTATCATTAGTCATAGTATTACCTTTCTGTGTGTATGTGTATGTCCGTAATGGACAATAGTATTTATACAGAAAGATTGCCGGATTCTGTTCCAAGGCTCCGCCGGGCCCAGGAAAATCAGGCAGCCAGTGCCATCTCTCCATATGCAACAAAGTATAAATAGATTGTCAGTCACGGATGGCAGTCCCACTGACTCTAATTCTAGTTAGGAGAATCAGCATGACTATTTATACCGGCTATATCTATCTTTGGTACGATACCAGAGCGAAGCTTTTTTATCTCGGCGGCCACAAAGGTAAAGTAGAAGACTCATACATATGCTCTAATAAAATGATGCTTAGAGCATATCGAAAGCGGCCTGAGACATTTAAATTAAAAATTCTTGAATATGTAAATGGAGATAATAAAGTTCTCCGTGAGGCCGAGCAGCGCTGGTTAAACCTGATCCACGATAAAGAGTTATATTGGACTCCAAACATTTACAATAAAACTGTAAAATATTACAATCAGAAGAAACAATCTTCTGGCGGTAATGGTAGTGCCAATAAAGGCAAATCACGAACTGCTTGGAATAAAGGTCTTTCGGGAGTTCAACCTTATACAAAAGAAAGAAATTTAAAAATTTCACAAAGTAAAGTTAAACACCCTTTAAGGGAATTTAATTGTCCAATATGCCAAAATGCAATTAAAACACGGATTCAATCAAAAAAGACTTGTAGTAATTCATGTAAAATGAAATTGAGAAATTATACTGGTTGATTCTGTTTCAAAGCTCAACCAGCAAAGCTCATGTTAGATTAAGCAGCTAGTGCGTAATTAACAATGTCGTTATCGTTAGATGCGACGGTTATGTTTTTCGGCCACTCGGCCAGCGAATCAGTCTCGGCTTTCCTATGCAATCCCAGTCGAATCTAGTTCACCCCCATCATAGATACACTACAAGACATGGAATTGGAGTTGAACCAATCTTGCCACGGCGTCCCCGTGTGCCCAGCCATTAGGCCATCCATTCTTCGCGCCTCAGTCCTTCCAACCCTGCTGAGAATCCCTTGGGTAGGATAGTGTATCTATGGTGGAGGTGGCGGGTACTGCCCCCGCGTCCTCGGAATCTTTCAGTCTACGTCAACAACTGATATTCTATTTATCGAAAATTAAATTATGATAGTAGTTTACAACATCTTCGAATGTTGGGCCAAGATAATCATTGTTAATAATCTTCCATTCAATAGTGTCTTCCCAAAACATTCGAAGTTCTTTTTTACAATTTTTGTCTATCTGATCTTGAATCTCATTATATGGTATCATATATTCGATTAGATTTATCTTTGGCCATGCGGTAAGAACACCATCACGGGAATCAAAAATCCATCTATGATGATGTCCGCCTCTAAAAATTTGTCGGCGTTCAAGTTCCCAATATTTTGAAGGTACCGCTATGAATCCAGCTTTTGCTACTTGAGGTAGGTAACGTAGCGCAGCTTCAGGGTAAGCCAAATCTTCTAACGTATGAGTACAATTTACAAAATCAAATTTCCCATTCTTTTCCACATAATCAAGAATCGGTTTCCATCCCTCATATGAGTTAATCGAACCCTGAAACCAATGCACATCAGGTCGGTTTGGATCATGAAGATCAAACATATGGGTTATCAACGGACCCAAGTAGCTATTCCAGGAACCGCCAACATCAAGTACAGTTTTTGCATTCAGTGAAGCAATTTTCTCGATGACTTCTGGTCTATGTGTTAAATTTTCATCGCGAAAATAAATATGCTGCATTAACCTTACCCTAACTAAATTTGCGTGACAATTCAGGTAACTCTTCTTCTACCTTGTATGTGGTATATTCCCTTACACCTCGAGTTTCAAGGTTTTTTACCACTTTGGTCGCCTCATCAGAAGTAAAGGACACATAAAAATCCCAGTCAAGGATGGAACCTTCGGCAGGAGGCTTTCGCCATATAGTGATGTAACGATTCATATTAGTCACCTTCCTATTATGTCTACCATACCACAGTACAAGAAATAAGTAAACCGTTAAGTTATAGACTCAATTTATCCGTGATGTTCTTACGAATATCATCAAGCTTGATTGTCTTACCAAACACACCATTGTCATAGTAGACATGTGGGAACTTGAACTTACCCTTCTTGCTCATCTTACCGGGATCGGTAATAGGCTGCTTTGCAATAGGAATGCTTTCGCCATTCACAATCGCGTTACTGGCCTTGAAAGCAAACTTCATCGTATCACGGTCTAGGTGACGCTGTAGCAGTCCTCCGCCAGATCCCGTCATAACACTGGCCGCTGAAATGCCCATGTACTTAGCGATCAGAAACGGGTCAGCTACGGTGTGCTCATTGATACCATCACCCCAAAGGACTGAGACATCATTTAGGACCTTATAGCCAAGTTCATTAGTGGTATAGCCGAAACCTTTCTCAAGCCTCTCGAGAACCTCAGGAAGGACTTCCTTCATTTCACCAGAGTCCGGACGAACAACAAGCTTTACCTTCTTATTACGGATCTTTTCCTTGAGTGAAATCCACTTATCTGTGGCAGCATAGATATCCCAAGAGTCGGAAACCACAGAAAGGATTCCACCTTCTGGGGCCATATTCTCGATAAGATATTCAAACGACTCAAGCTCATTCTGAGGCTGCCATGCAGTCATAATACTGTGCTCAGTAGCAGAGACCGAGTACGCGGGCATCGAAGAGTCATAAACCTGCTGGGCAAGGTAAACTGCCGGCAAGTTATCAGAACCAACAAACGATGCCAAGTGACCAAGACCGCCAAGAGCAGAACTCTCAGTCGAAGTTGTACCGCGGCTGCCGAAATC